CGCCATGGTTCTTGCGCATTTCCAGGAATTTTTCAATATCCGCGTGCCACGGCTCGATGTAAATTGCAAAAGACCCGTTGCGCTTTCCGCCGCCATTTTTGACCAAACCAGTGTGTGTAAGAAAATTATGGTGGTCCTCATTATCCACCTCAATATCAATGACGCGACCCTCGTAGTTTTCAACCTTTTTATTGGTTTTCACAATGCTGAATAGGTATCCATTGTGTTCGAAATACTTGACAGCCTTGGAAACAGTAATCACCTTGTTTGTAAATAGTTCACAGATTGCCTTTACCTTGGGAATTGACAACACAATGGCCGATTCAGCACTCTTGTAGCCAGACGTCAATATACCAAGTCGCAATAACATATATCGAACAGACTCAATGACATTGGGGGAAATCATTTCCAGAATGATTTTATTACCGGAAGTATTTGCATCCGTTTCCAAGATTCCTTTTAACAAATTTAATATCTTATTTCTCGGCAAGTGCAACATATTTGGCAAAATCTTCTTTACATCACTATCGTAAAACATCTCGTATGTGAATTTAAACATATTGTTTCTTAAAAACTCCACGCGTGCATTTCTGCCTTTCCCCGAATGTGTTACGATGATACCTCGCGTTTGCAAATAAGACTCAACAAATGCAATGGTGTCTTTCTTCTCTGCATTTATGTTTATGGAACATAGATTTTTAGATACCAAGAGCTGTCCATCTCCAACAATTATTCCATACATGCGACAATCTTCTTCCGTAAAATGCACAATATCTTGTTCCCATCTTGGAATAGGAAATCCGACAAAATCGTTTTCCTTCACATTCTTCACCTCTACAAAATTGGGTACAATGAGTTTTCTCTCAAGGTCCGATATAATTGGTGTAAAATTAGTCTGGATAGATTTATCATTTTTGATAACCCACAGCGGATGCATATCAGTAAGTTTCAGCGAATACAATGTATGCTTGACATCCAATTCGTGCATATCGCCCTTGTATTCTGGATAATCCAGCACCTTTCTAATTGCATAAGAATTGCCGTCGTCTGTTACAACTTTGTCACCGATAACAATATCCTTGATTTTTACGGGACCGCGTTTGGTATATACAATTGAGTCGGGGTCCAAACACTGGTCCACATACTTAGCAGTGTTATTGAAAACGCGCAACATCGGCACAATACCATTGCTGGTTCCATTGGTTCCGCGGATTTGGCTATTGGTTGCCCGAATATTGTGGATATGCAGACCGATTCCGCCCGCCCACTTACTGATGAGCGCACAATCCTTCAACGTATTGTAAATACCTTCAATGCTGTCTTTTTCCATTGAAATTAAAAAACACGAACTTAATTGTGGTCTCGGTGTCCCCGCATTGAACAGGGTCGGCGTAGCATGCGTGAAATATTTCTGCGACATCAGATCATAAGTTTTGATTGCATCATCAATATTTGAACCGTGAATCCCGAGAGAAACGCGCATCCACATATGTTGGGGTCTCTCCACAACCTTGTCGTTAATTCGCATCAGATACGATTTCTCTAAGGTTTTGAATCCAAAATAATCAAACACGTAATCGCGTTTGAAATTTAAAGCACCCGCAATTCTTTCTTTATTGGCTTCCACAGCATCCAACAAATCCTTTGATACTAAGGGAGAATTCTTCCCATGCTTATCCATGTAATTATGGAGTTGGGATATCACTGTTGCAAAGTCGGCCTCAGTATTCTTGTGGTGATTCGAAACCGTGATATGGCTCGCCAAAGTTGCATAGTCGTAATGGATGGATGACATGGATGCACACTGGTCGGCGGTAAGTTCGTCGATTTTTGTGGTGGAAATGTTGTCGTATAACTGGTCGATGACTTTCATTGCAAGGGTCGTATAGTTGATTTTGATACCGGCCTCCTGACCTATGCGCTTAATTCGGCGCAAAATCTTGTCAAAAGACACGATTTCGGTCTGGCCGTCTCTCTTGGTGACATACATTTCGGAAGACATAATAATACAAATATATGGATTATTATTTCTAAATGGATTTTACAAAAGTTCTCTTGTAAAAAAGATACGTGTAAAAAATGTCAAGTATAAACCCCATTGTAGAAAATGCAAACAATACATATTCCATTGTGGATTTGTTCTCTATTTCATAAAAATAGTAAACGAGTAGTCCAAAGAAAGGTATTGCAAAAATATCGCCGTAATGACTTAAATTTTGTGTAATATTCATTATATATTTACACTTAATAAAAAACTATTATATATCAATTACATAAGCATATATGTATTGTTTACCTTCAATATAATGTGCAACAATTCTATGCACTCCATCCAATAATAGATAGGTTTTATTTTGTTTTATTAACCAAATTGGTGTTTGTATTTGTATTTGTTTTCGATGGTACTCGACACTTTTTATATCTTTATCACCACGCGGTCTATCATTTATAGGAAATGCATTTTCGGCTGATTTTTGCAATCTGTTTGGATTAAAATTTTCAACATTAGTAAAAATGGACATTGGTAGCTTAACCAATTTTGATTTGAAAGTGTGCGCGTCAATTGCTTCTTGTCTGTTTGTAAATATTTGTAAACTAACTGAAGTTGAAACCGAGTCCTCCAAAACTTATAAATAACTGGGTCTACTTAATTATTCGCAATTGTCCTCATTCAAATTGCTTTGTTCCAATTCTTCTCTCACTACCCTTGAAATCAAACACTTTTTATCGGCCACGCGTTTCTTTGGTTTACGGTGTTCGTATCCAGTCACCCGTTCTTTCTCCACAGTGTTCCATAATTCCTGAATTTTTGGAAGCGCCATTTCAAACCAATGGCGATTTCTCTTGACTAAAACACACGAATATGCCTCACAATACCAATAAATACGTTTGAATAAAATGTGTGTCTCTTTCAGCTCTTGTTTTGTTTTATTTATCCATTGTGCAATTGAGTCATTATCTAGGCGCACTGTGAGTGGCATGTAAACGTAGTGAGGCTTGCCGTCCGCAAAATCGGATTTGATGAAGTAGAGAATCACACCATTATACAAATACTTGTGTTTGTTCTTGTAGAAAAGTTCTTCGTCCACATCGTCATATTCTTTGAACTGGGTCTCTACAAAATCACATTCATTCAGATTGCAAACTTCCATCTGCACCTGCATCTGCACCCAATAATCCATTTTTGGCACACCTGTTATTTCTCTCGATACCACATTCTTGATTTCCAACATTCGGCCATACGCGCTGGATTCTTCAGTGACTACGATTCCGTCGGGGGATGCACCAATGAATGGATACGTGGAATGCTGGATACACCCGAACTCGCCCACTTTACCGCGGATTCTGTGCTCGTAAAGCATAATGGTGAGTGGCTCATATTTGACGCCCCAATGCATTGGGGAATCTGTATTTATGCTTGTCGTGTCGTAGGACTCCGTAATCATTGGTTTGCACTTTTCTAGAATAAGACTATTCTGGTTTGCCTCTGACCCGACCGCTTTCCAAATGTTGCTGGCGGTTATCAAATTATGGCGGAACTGATACCATTCCAGACTTCTCTGTACCATTTGTGTTGACGCACTGAGTTTCTCTATTTGTGCTTTCACTAAATCTTTGTTCAAAATATCGTAAATATGTGAACGAGGGTTCTGGTATGCTCGGCGCGGAATTCCAATAATTGCAAAATAGTTTTTTGTGAAAATGTGGACCTGTTTTCTGAATTTTTTGAATATTTTTTCATAGCACGAATCGTCGTCAGGTTCAATAAAACCGATGCAAATTAAATTCTCCAAATATTCCTCGGTGATTTTGTCCACCATCGTTTTGTAAAACTCCGGCTGACATTGTTGAATTCCATTTTCGTCCAAATATTTCTCTACAGTTTCGTGAATTTCTATTTCTAAATCAATTAAATCTTCTTCGTCCATTTTGTCTTATATATATATTAATTTGTATTTAACTATTTACAAATTAATTACTCTTCCTCTTCAGTTATAGATATGTTTTTTTTTGGTGTAAGTGACTTTAATGTAGAGACTTTTTTTTCAATATTACGAAGAGTGAATGCATGAGTAGTTACATTGAAAGCCAGTGAACTAATGTTGGAAATGACGCCGGTTTCCTTATCATAATCAACGTCCTTCACTTTTGCCAACTTATCTTTTGTGAGACATGAGCTGAAGAACGTTTTCAATGCTTTTACCTCCTTTGCAGGTAATGAATTTTCCTTTCCATATTTCTCTGCATAAGCATGGAGTTTCTGAATTTTTAGGCGTTTATCCAATTTATTCCACGGTTCTGAATTCATGTTTTTCTTTTCGGTTTCCAACATTTCATCAATCCTGTTTATTGAACTATTATCTTCATGTGTAGCAGTAGTTGTGGTCAAAATGTTCTTGTATTTATACATTAACTTGTTGTCATCGTCTTTTTTTTCGGTAGGTGCTGGTTGTTGTTGCTGCTGTGGAAACATAGTATAGTAGTCGTTCTTTTATATTATTATTGAAAAATGTTTATATCGTTTTACAATGAGATAAAATTACAGTAGCAAATAGTATAATGGAAGAAATCAAGTCTTTGTCGATTGATTTGCGAAAAAAAGAAGAAAAGAAGAAAGTGATTCAGCCAAAAGTGAAATCAATTCGCAAGGAAGTTGATAAGTGGCAGTTTGACGATATTTTTTTGGAATTGGATAAACAATGGGAGTGTTTGACGGCAGTAAAGGATGGATTAACTGAATTTCCAAAAGACGTCTGCAGAGAAATGCGACGCCAAATTCAGAACAAGGTGTCCAGTTACAAAATGCAGGACATTCAGAAACAGAAATACGACGACAATAAATTCGTGGACCTGAATTTTGTTATCGGATTGTTGCACGAAAAAGAGATGAAATGTTTTTACTGCAGAGAATCTGTGTATCTTTTTTACAACTTCGTGAGAGAAAACAAACAATGGACTTTAGAACGAATTGACAATTCAATGGGGCACAATACCGACAATGTGGAAATTGCTTGTTTGTTGTGCAATTTGCGACGCCGGACGATGTATCATGAGAGATACGTTTTCACAAAACAGATGAACATCGTGAAGTTAGGTTAAGGGAACTCGTCGTTCCCTTATGATCCCATACTATTAAGGGAACTCGTCGTTCCCTTATGATCCCATACTATTAAGGGAACTCGTCAATAGAACTGTGGTTCCACCTAAAAACATTAGAGAACAAACCAAATAAAAACAAACCTTGATTAAAAATAAATAAATGGCAACCGTTTTCCACGAAAATAATTTTGTAACCGCCAAACTCAATTATTTTATCCAAATCCGCAAAATACCCAACATTGTTTTTCACGGGTCATCTGGTTGCGGCAAACGAACCATTGTTGGTGATTTTATCAATCGCATCTACGGTGGCGACCGAGTACGCATTAAAAATAACGTCATGTTTGTGAATTGCGCCCATGGGAAGGGCATCAAATTTATTCGCGACGAACTCAAACATTTTGCAAAAGCCAATATGCAATGCAATGATGCAACCTTGTTCAAAAGTATTGTTTTGTATAATGCAGACGAGCTCACTATTGACGCTCAATCCGCTTTGCGCCGCTGTATTGAACTCTTTAGCCACAACACTCGATTTTTCATTGTCGTAGAGAACAAACACAAATTGCTGAAACCCATTTTGTCGCGGTTTTGCGAAATATATATTCCTGATAAAACGGCGAATCCCGACAACCCAGTGTACAATAGTTTGCACAAAGTTAACAAGGAAAAAACATACGGGTTGAAAGTGCTGAAAAAAGAACGATTGGTCCAGATTTTAGAACCGGTGTTGCAGCAGGAAAACCATAGTTACAAATGGTTTCTAACTCTTTCGAACCAGTTGTATGAAGATGGCATATCCTGTTTAGACATTTTGGAGTATTTAGAAGAAGGGTTGGTTGACGCCGACAAAATGGTTCGTGTTCGATTTTGTTTTGAAAAGGTAAAGGGCGAATTTCGTTCAGAGAAAATGCTGATGATGTATTTGTTCGATTATATGTTTTTACGTTCAGATTGCAATTTGAAAAATGTTTCGTTTTTATAAATGGACGATTTTGTGTTATCAAATTTGAATGAGGCGCGCAACGAGTGGTGCAGTAGACTAGTCACAATTTTGACACCTAGAATCATGGAAGGCATTCGTTCCATATTTAATGAGTCGTGGAAAGTGAGCGTGGACAATGGAGAAGTTGAGAAATATTTGATGACCTTCCAGAATTTTATTTGCCGAGTTCCCAAATGGAATGCAACTATTATTGATGAAGAGAAAAAACGAATCGTAGAGAAATCTGGATGCAATTATTTGGAGGACCTGATTACATGTGTTCATGTGATTCAGCTCAAAGTTTTAACGTGTGTTCGCGTGGGGACACGGCAGAAAAAAATCGACATTTCGATTCCGAAACTCAACGATTTCTTGCATAAGGCTTACATCAATGTGGCGCGAAAGATTTATAAGAATGCATACCTGTTTGACAAAAATGCTTCGCCGCTTGTCCAGCAAAAACATGGTCGCGAATTTGAAATTATTGTGGAGGAGTGTATTCTGAAAACGATTCGTGAAAGTATTCCCACGGAAGCCATTGTGCGCGCTTATTTGGACGAATCCGTGGAGCAAGAGGAGGAAATTGTGGAGGAAATTATTGATGAGAAAGGAGAGGCAAAAGAAGCAGAAGAAGTTGTGATTCCGGAACCAGAACGACCACCTGAAACCGTTCCTGTAATTACAAATGTAAGCGAAAAACCAATTGTGAATCGTCTAACGTTTGACAATGTTGACCGGGCTTTGACCGAAGAGGGAATAGTTGAAGAAATTGATGCACCCAAAACAATTGAACGATTGGAGGAAATTAGCGTGGCGCGCAATTTTCAACGCAAACTGGATGAGGCGGAAGATGATGATGATGAGGACAGACTGAAAATTGGCGAAGACGTGGACAGCATGAGCCTTGGATTTACAGATTTGAACCCGGATTCATTTAGTAGTGGATCAGATGACATTATCAAATTGGATTTCGATGAACTGTAGGGGAACTACGGTTTCCCCAAAGGGAACCAAGGTTTCCCCTAAGGGAACTCGTCGTTCCCGTATAATCCCATACTAAGGGAACTAGTCGGCTACTAATAAAAGGAGGGATTTAAAGGGAACCTTGGTTCCCTTTATGCGGTCAGAAACGCACTTTTTCAAAATCGTTGATTATATAGAATGGAAGCCCTTGTTGCCATAATTATTGTAACGACCGTTCTCTACATTTTAGCAAAAATGATTGAGATGAAATACATGGATAAAGAGATGCGCCCTTTGAAAGAACTTATTCGCGATGCGACCATTGTTGCGGTTTCGGCCGGTGTTTCTACATTTGCGGTGTTTTCGATGAACAAATCGATGAATGGATTCTTTAGTGCAATGACCGAACAAACGCATTTGCCTGCGGTTGCGCCGGTTTTTACCGACAATCCGGAGTTTTAATTGTAAAATTTGTTTGTATTTTTACAAATAAATTTTGAGTATATAATATATAATGACACGACGAAGACAGAGAAATAATGGTAATAAAAAGACCCGAAGTTTACGTGGAGGAGAATTAACACTAAAACTTAAAGAAACAGTAAATACAGATATTAATACATTGCTAAGCCAGTATTTTAGTGGTGAAAATCTTGATCAAACCCTAATTGCAAAATATGCATCAAACATACAACTAAAAGAATTTACGCCAATTTATAAAAATTATTCAAGCATAAGCCAGACACCAGATTATTTGAATGCTCTCGCAAAATATGGAAATATAAGAAGTGCCGAACTTGATGTTATATCTTTTTCATCAAGTCTCAACGCTGTAACTACTGCATTAGGTGTTGCTTCAATGGGTTTAATTGTTTCAATGCAGGCAGCAACTTTTGCTGGAAATGAAGCTGTTGTGGGAACAATTGGGATAGCATCTGCAAGCACGATTAGTTCAGCAACAACCTCGGTTATAACTGCAATTGGTGGTGCAACAGCACTTGGATTAACTGCAACTGGTCTCGGACTTATTGTTTTATTTGGACTTGTATCAACAATAGTTTATGTCTCTAATTTGTATTTGAAAGAGAAAGAATTGCAAGAATTAAGTAGATTAATTGTAGGAGTGTGCGAATATATAAAAAATGATGCACATATAATTCATATGTTTTATAAAAACACCAATACTGCATTACCAGCTGGTGCAAAATTGGCTAGTTTATTAAAACAATTATATAATTTAATGTTTAAAACACTTAGTTACTTTCCAGAAAAATATTTTTATGATGCTTATAAAAACTATTTGAATACTGAAAATGTAGCTGTAAGAATGGTGGAATTAAATAAAGTATATAATGTTTATAATACAGAAAATAATTATTTAAATTGCAATGAAAAAAATATTGATATTTTATTGCAAACCGGCAATTTTTTGATGTATCGCTATATTTTTATTAGATTGTGCATCATTAATAAACAAAGATATTTGATTGATTCTAATAAATTAGAATCAGTAGATGAAAATTATGAAAAAATAACTGAAACAACAAATTATTATAATGGAGAAAATAAATCTGATGGAATTAACTATTATATTAAAGATGAATATGGAAAATATATTTTACAACAATCAAAAATATACAAAGTTACAACACCTACATTTGGAGACATTAGAGCATTTCTTACAGACTCAACCACAATTTATAATTGTAATAATTGTTATATAAAAAAAGACGATAAAAAGGCAGCAGAAGCAAAATATAAAGCACAAGTGGCAGCAGAAAAACAAAAATACAATGAAGAAAAAGAAAAAGAAAAAATAAAAGAAAAAGAAAAAGCAGGTGATGATTCTGATAATACACAGTCAGGGGGTGACATATTAAATACATCAAACTTTGCAACAAGTTGGTTAGGAAAAAAATTAAGTTCTGCGTCGAATACTGTGTCAAATACTGCATCCAATTTTGGGTCAGGTGTAACAACAGGTATTAATTATTTAGGAACTGGAATAAATTATTTAGGAACTGGAATTTCGACTGGTGTAAAAACAATTGCATCACCAGGAACCTACATTTACTCAATGTACCGAAAATATTACAGACCAATTGCAGAAGTTGAAAGAGAATATAATGTATCCATAACAAATCATATTCCAAGCAAACCCTTTATAGAACAGACTGTATCAGCAACTGCTAATTCAAGCTTTTTATATTCAGGCGAACAGTTCAGACAATTATTGGGTGATTATGCAATTATGGATACAACATACACAATGAGTGTAACAAAGTATGTTTTTGACTTTAATACATATGTAATTAAAAATATGGGTAACTCTGATAAACTAAAAAGTGCAGTTCCTAGCAATGTTACACATGCTGACCAAATATTGTCTGCACTTGTTGGAACCAAAGATAGTAAGGGTAGAATAATTGAAACGCCAGAAACTAATTATTTGAAAGAAAAAATAGCTGTAATGTTATACCCTTTATTGGCGGAAAAAGTTTATAACGAAATTTTTGGTGTCTTTAAGCAAAAAATAAGGCAACAAATAATAACAGATACTGCAGTTAATACAGCTCGATTAATACAAAATTCTGCTCTTTCTAAATTAATTAATCCTGATGCAAAAGATGTCGCAAATTCAATAATTAACCCTATTTCTAAAAATGATATTAATGTATCCATTGCACAATCAGATACACAACCCAATACACAACCCAATACACCACCAGGTTCACAACCCAATACACCACCAGGTTCACAACCCAATACACCACCAGGTTCACAACCCAATTCACCATAATAAATATTTACGAAACCATAAATATTTTAACACCACATTTTCATCGGCAAAGACACGAATCGAAATCCATTGTATAATTTATTTTCGGACATTGCTTTTGCAAGGGTTTTGTCGCTCATTCTCTCAAGTTTGATGCAATCGTATTTGCATTTGTACTCTTTAACTAATTCACCATTTTCATTGTACATTCCAAGCCCATCTTTATACAATAACACATCTTTTCCATATTTTTCTGTAAAATTTTGTACTACATTCTCATCGCACTCGCCATATAATTTATAATAAAACCCTTGTGTCTGAGTTCCTTTTTTTACAGCATTATCTAAACCACTCATTGAGTATCCGTTCATTAACGCAGCAGTTTTTCTGTCCAAATATACATTTAAAATCTCGGTTTGGTCGGAGTTCAATTTGGCAACATAATCCATGTTTTTTGCAATAGTAGGGCGTGTTGGTTGCAAATTGTGGATAACGGTTGAATCCATATCGCGTTCCACAAATAACCATCGAAATCCGTTGTAAACTATATTTTCCAAAACTGCTTTTGATAAGCTTGGGCGTTTTATAGACCGATCTTCATTCATTACTTCGGTTGCCGACTCATAAACTTTGATAAGTTGCATTGTGTCTGGATTGATTTTTTGAACACGCGGACCCAGTGTTGGTAATGTTTCTTGGAATCCTGTTTGAATTTTAACAGGTCTTGTTTCAAGTAATTTCTCTATCATAAATTCCAATTTATTAATTCGCGTATGTAAAAGTTTGTTGGATTCTTCGATTCGCTTGTTTGACTCAATAAGTTCGGCCATTGCAGGGCTGTCGTGATTCATAGCAATTACTTTAAGTTTCTCAATCTCCAGTTCTATTTTCTTTGTTCCATATTCTTGGTAATTGTCTATTTGCGAATTAATTGCATCAAGTAATATTTGGTATGTCAAATTTTTACCTACCAAAAATAATTCGTGTTCATTCTCGTGTTTTTCCATATCCTTTACTTGGTTGCATCTTATTTTTGGATGGTTATGAATATACGATTCGAAATCTTTGCTTTGCTGAACTACAAATACATCTAGCAAGACACACTCGGGATACTTACTTTTATGTTCATTGTATCTTCCGACGACACCTCTGCGACTTTCGCCAATCTTTACAATATATTCGCCAGTTTCAAATGTTTTTACGCGGATGATATAGACAATTGGAATATGCATTGTAAATTGGTTCAACAAGACTTTTTCCTTTTCAAGCTCCTTCTGTTTTTTTAGTTTGATTTGATATTCGGCTTCTCTCTTTGCAACGTCATTCGCATTTGTTATTTGAATATTTCTCAATTGTTCTGAAAGTGTTTTGCATTCTTCTATAACAACTTCTTGAATTATCTTTTCCATTTTCACATAATATTCATGAATTTCATTTGATTTTTTTGTTCCGGCTTTTAAACAAAATAATTTAAAAGCTCTAATTGTCATTAAAATAATTTCTTTATTGTGACCTCCACGACCTTCTTTTTTTGCTCCTGCGACTTCAGGAGCAAAGATTTTGTAATCAATATTATTGTAAAAATATTTTTCTAGTACTTGTTTTGCATTAGATTTTTGTTGAAATCCTATCCATTCCCATACTTTATCCAAATCAATAACATAATCAGTATCGTTATAATTCAAATAACAATAAAAACTTGACAAAAACATTTGCTGTTCATATGTGTTGAAATTTGCTTTCATTTTATCTACCATAGATGACTGGTAATTTCCAGTCAGCTTTGTAAGTGGGTTACTTTCAATTAGATTGACTATATCTACACTCATTATATGTATTTGCAAGGTTTATTTCTTTATATGGTTTGTTTTATTTTGTTTATGGTTTTAAAAATCATAAACAACCATTGCTTTATTTTATTCTAAAGCAAAATTACAATGGAAATAAACATATTATAAAATTGAATTCTTATCTTACAATGAACAAATCGGTATATTTGGATGAAGTGTTTGGGAAAAGACAGGAACAACAAACAATGCCGAAATTATGGCTCACCATTTTGCAAGAACCACCAGTATATGAATGAATATACAACTGAAATGATGGATGCAATACAATTCTGCAAAGGGTGCAACAAATGGAAGGATTTGCCCGAAGGCAAAATTCAATGTTTGTATTGTGGAGAAAGAGGTGCTGAAAATCGCGCAAAAGCAAAAAACGACGTGGTTTTGTGCAAATCCGATGGTTGCACCTTCAAGAAATCCGACGAAAATGATTATTGTGGTAAACACCAGCTATGTTTGTTTGTGGATGAATGTTTGGCTGAAGGAATGAAACCGTGTGCAAAGTATTTGAAGGGGTGCCGTGCAAAACTTGGGTCAGACTATGTCTTCAAAAGTTGCCAAGAATGCTTGGAAAAGGAAAGAGAAAGAGATAAGGCAAAACGGTGTGCCGTTACTGGAGAAATTGTTGATGGAAAGAAACAGTGTTCAGTTTGTTGTAAATTCAAGCTGGTGAATGAGTATTCAGAAACAAAAACTTGTTCGCAGTGCAGAGAAGAATTTAAAAAACAAAATGAGAAGAGAGACAAAGAACATGTGCGAGAAATTCAACGGATTGCGTCGCAAAAACCGGAGAGAAAGGCTACAAAAAATGAGTGGGTAAAAGCAAATCCTGAAAAAGTTGCATTGAAGCATTTGAATAAAAGAAATCGGCATTATCCAGGAAGTATTGATTTAACAAAAGAACAGTTTGAAACTATAATAAAACAGCCGTGTTATTATTGCGGAATTATGCAAGAAAAGGGTTTTAATGGTATTGACCGTATGGATAGCACCAAAGGATATGAAATTGATAATTGCGTAAGTTGTTGCACAGATTGTAATATGATGAAGGGTGCAGTTGATAATATAACATTTATTCAGCGTGTTGAACATATTCTAACACATAATAGTATGTTGAAAGATGGAAACAAATATCCACACGCATTTGCAAATCAATCTGGTTCATACTATTCAAGATATAAAACTAATGCAGAACAACGAAATTATGCATTTGAATTATCGGAAGAACAATATTATAAATTAATTCGTGAAGATTGTTATATTTGTGGAAAAAAAACAAATGAAAATCATACAAATGGAGTTGATAGATTTGATAATGAAATAGGATATACATTTCATAATTCAAATGCTTGTTGTGGACAATGCAATATTATGAAAAAAGAAATGGATTATTCCATATTTATGGATAAACTTAAAAACATACACGAAAATTGTTTAAAAAAAGAAATGAAACAACCAAGCACTTATATTGTAAATATGTTAAATCATAATAAAAATAAACTAAATTTTGAAGAACGCAAAGTAAAATCACAGTTAAAAAAACAACAACTTCAAATGAGTGTTTGATTTAGAATATTCTAAAGCAAACTGTAAAATGATTTTAATGAATTTTTATTTTGTTAAACAAACTATTTTATATTTTTGCTTTTGTTACAACAAAAGCAAAAATTAAAGAAAATTATAGATTAATCAAGTTAATAAATTATTGTTTTTTTTGCACCCGCAACTTCGGGAGCAAAAAAAAACATTTAATAAAAAACTTTTTATTTTGATTTTTATTAAATTTTTAAAGGATATGTAGAATTTTTGATATCCATGACAACACTGCCACTGCATAATATGGTGCGAGTTTCTTAACTCGAATATGCTACGCCGCACATTCCGGCCATTACCCTTAAAACATTGTAAGAGTAAGCATATACTCTGACCTTAGCAGTCGAGGTTCCAGCAACGGTTCCGGAAGACAGCACCAACTGGAGTGTGGCGTTATCAATTCTGGAGAAGTTGCACGACCCTGAAGGCTGGTGCTCCTCAGGCCTAAGTGCGAATGAGTACACGTTGATGCCGGTATCAGGGGCTCTAGTGTGGTGCTGGAAGGGCTGAACAACGTCGAAGTAAGAACCCTCTCTCTCGGAGATTCGGTCCTGACCGTTGAGCTGCAACTTGGCAGTGACGACCGGGTTCTCACCCCAGCAGTGGAGGTGGAGGGCAGTCTCAGCAAGCACGAATGTGCCGGCATCGGACAAGGCAGAGCCAGAGGGGGCAGAGCCGTCCTGGTTGAAAACACCGGTAGTGGCGTGCCAGTCCTGGTTGCCGTTCATTGCACCGCCAGACACGGCATCGGTGGCACCGGCCATCTGGAAGACACCTCCACTAATGAAGGCGTTGGTACCAGAGGTCTCAGCAGGGCCTCCGAACACGTGGATCGAGGGAGGGAGAGCATCAATGGCATCGGTGTAGTTGAAGGGCTGGGCACCAAGGACCTTGAACAAGGTTGAGTTGCCCTCAAGGGAGGCACAATAATCAACGTTGGAATCGGGCTGGACGACCCAAATGAGCTCCTTGCAGGGGTGGTTGAAGTTAATCTTGATCTTATTACTGGAAGAACCAACGGACTCATCACCAGTGTACTGGAGCTGCTCAATGAGGTACTCGTGGGGGTTCTGGGCCATCTTTCTGCGCTCATCGGTATCCAAGAAGATGAAATCAACGTAGATAGAGGCAGCAACAAGGGACTGCTGGTAGGCAGTGGTGACGGACAACGAGGCACCGGTGGTGTTTCCAACAATGTCTCTGACAGCCCACAAGCACTCACCAATGGGTCTGAAATCGATGTTAATCTTGACCTCGTGATACTGTACATCACATATACCCCACCTTTCGGTGTATTTATCGGCATTTCTGTATTGATTAACGTGTTACATACAGAAACCTAGCCGGGGAGTAGACTATATCTTAAGCCTTCATTGGAGTTGATTAAACTCCTCAGACCCAATTCCGTTTAGTCGTTGAACCTTCATCATATTCTCATCATTATGAACGTAGATGCTTGGCTGCGGATTGTCTATTTCTAAGGATTTTTTATTTTCCTTATCATACGTGGCATTTTTACCATACCTGAGTTTCTTTCTCAGCCACATTAAACTTTCGTCTAATGCTTGGTAGCCATCGTCTTTAAGAGTTTCCCGCAATTTGAAATTGTTGCCGCATTGCATAATAAAACTAAACGTTTCCTAATAACCCTTTTTATGGGAGGAGGGGTTTTAGGGGAACGTAGTTCTCTTAAGCACATGCGACTAGCATCTGAGGATGGCTGAATAAGCCATTGCGAGCCTCGAACGAATATTCTCCAAAGTAGTTCTCGCATACTTTGGGTCGGATGCTTTTCTGCCCTACAGATTTCAAGGCAACAAGGGGTAAAGCCAAACCGGGGTTTCGGCAGAACCAGAAGAGGAGGGGGATATACAAGGTGGTCTCAGGGAGGGCCTTTCTGGGGGCGCAAACCTGACCCGGGCCTCCAGTGGAAGCGCAGGGTCCGTTGATGTCGGCGAACGCGGGGTCAGTCATGTAGGTGAGCTGAGTGGTGTGGCCAATCATCTTGTAGTAACCAGCCTGCTGCTCAGAAGAGAGGGTAAGCTGATTCCAGATGTGCATCCAGTCACCATATTGGCGGTCAATTCTCTGGCCTCCAATCTCGACCTCAACCTGGGCAATGAGCTGCTCACCGGGGTAATCCAACCAACGGGCATACACATTGGAGCCAGAGGCAGCCATGGTCTGGTTAATCTCAGGGAGAGTAACCTGGACATAGGTGCGGTAGGCAAGATCTCCATTTCTGGAGATGGTGCAACTAACACGGCGACCGAAATCGGCCTGGCCGTTGAAAGTCTGCTCGATGGACTCCATCGCAAAGTTGGTGTGGCGTCTGTAAGACACCTTCCAGAAAGTAATCTCGGGGTTTCCTGTAAGGAAAACGTCTTGGGCGCCGTAGGCGACTAATTGCATAAGTGCTCCTCCCATTTTTTTATATAATCTAAAAATATAATTTCTCCTAAATCTGAGCGTATAAACCATTTTTATCACGATTTTCTCTACATTTAAAGGAAACCTACGAATTTATTTTACTAATTCCCTTACATGAACATAGATGGTAAAGTATGTTAAATAAGTTACTTTGTGTAGTGAAAGAGAATCCATGTTTCACCCCTGATGCGACATTTAGGGAACAAAAAATATGTAATTTAATTTTAAATATGCCGACAATTTGCAAAAAAGACACTTGCAGAAATCCGGCAGTTTATGGATTTTGTTTTAGGAAACCGCTTTTTTGTTCAGACCATAGAGAAGATGGCTCAAAGAATACGAGGAGTTTGGAACCTGGATTACTAACCAGTTCTGGAGAGAAAGTTTGTGCAAGTTGTTCTAAAAATAAATTGTTGCCAAGGTTCAAAGGGTATTGCAAACATTGTTACATAAAATTATATCCATTGGACCCGCTTTCTCTGCAGACTGTCTATAAATCGAAGGACATTGTTATTCAAAAATTCATAGATTCCAAGTTTGATGGATTTGTGCACGGACCTAATACTAGTTGGATTCTAATCAATGGAATTGTTCTAAAAATTATTTTTGGAGAAGAAGATGATGATTCAAATAATGAAAAAAACATAGTTATTAAGTTTAACCCCAATAAATATGAGAATGGCAAGAACCCAATGTTGTACACTAGATTGCCAGATTTGGAAAAAGAGATTTCAAGACAATTTGAGAGAATTATGAATAGGGAAACCTACGGTTATTCAGCGAAGCTTACGCCCTATGACCCCTTCCCTTTAATGTGAGCCTCTGAGCGAAGCGATGTATATAGGAAGGTTCAAAAGGCGGAAGCGAAGCTGAACCGTAGGTTTCCTTTAAAGTGATGAATTCTCTGCAATGAATTTCTCTAAATAGTCTTCCATAAAAACTTCTCTTTTTCCGTCGTGGTTTTTATGGAAAATGTATTTACCGTCACGTTTCTTCACATTCCACCCTTTCTCTACACAATTGAATATAAAAAGCATTTTGTGAAATGACTTTGCATCAATGTCAGATGTATCAACTTTGGTTCGAATCATTGTTAAAATATAGTCTCACATAATTTTTTTATTCTAAACTCATATTGGTTTCCAACATTGATGGTGCGTAACGCGACGCAATGCTATAATTTGAAATATAGACAAATATCGCTGCAAATATGGATAGACTGTGGAAAATCTCGTGATAACCAAACACATTGGGGTCCAAAAAAGCTGGCGCCGGTTTCAAAGAGAAAAACATAGTGCCTGCGATCTGAAAGCCATACACACACCACATATATATCCATTCTTCCGTCGTCATATGAAGAAAACAAGTGTCTGAATAAAGAAGTAATATAGCTGGAACAGCGGATGATAAAAGAAGCATTGGTTTGGAAATATAGATTGAATACAAATTACAGACACACATAAAACCACATAAACAAATAAATTGGAATCCATATGGCTCTGGAAATAGCAAAAATGCAGTTGGAAACATCATTCCAAAACACCACATTGAAATTGAGGCATGGTCCAGTTTCTGTAATATAATTTCAACATCACTCGGCCAGTCAAATACGTGATATATTGCGCTAATTCCAAAACATAGGAAATTGGTGAATAAACTTATAAAGGCAATGAAAAAAGAATATGAATTCTCAATTCCATTGTATAAAAACCAAAATGCAATGGGAAATAATATGAGTGAGTATAAATGTATTTTACCACGGAAAACAGGTTTGTGTCTATTTTCACAATATAAGGGCTCGTCTTGGAATAGCCGCGAGTCCATAGTCTAGGTCTATAACCAACATTTATTTATATTGTTTTTTTTACATAATTATTATTAGCATAATATAAGTCAGTTTTTTATAAAAATCCAATTAAGTTACAAATCTTATTGGTTTATCCAAATAATATAAAATCTACCATTGTATATTATTTAGGAAATGACAGACCCCCTTTTGAAAGAAGACACCTCTCGCTATGTGATGTTCCCAATTCAAGACGAGGACATCTGGAAGATGTACAAGAAGCAGGTAGATTGTTTTTGGCGCGTTGAGGAAATTGATTTGTCCAAGGATTTAAGTGATTGGGCAAAGCTTTCTGAAGACGAACAGTATTTTATTTCAATGGTTCTAGCGTTTTTTGCGGCCAGTGATGGAATTGTTATGGAGAATTTGGCGACCCGATTTATGGCCGATGTCCAGCTCTCTGAAGCCCGTGCTTTTTATGGGTTCCAGATTGCAATGGAAAACATCCATTCCGAAATGTATAGTGTGCTCATTGAAACCTACATTAAAGACAAGGCACAAAAACACAAGTTGTTCAATGCAATTGAGACGTGTCCTTCCATCAAGAAGAAGGCGGACTGGGCTAGGCGGTGGATTGGATACGAAGCCAGTGCGGAAACCTTTCCCACGCGACTTGTTGCGTTTGCCTGTGTGGAAGGCATTTTCTTCAGCAGTAGTTTCGCCGCTATTTACTGGATTAAGAAACGTGGAATCATGCCTGGATTAACTCTTTCCAACGAGTTTATTAGTAGAGATGAGGCGCTTCATACCGAGTTTGCTATTCTTCTTTATACTAAACTGCATAATAAAATAGATAAATCTAAGATTGTGGAAATTGTAAGAGAAGCAGTGGAAATTGAAAAGGAATTTATTACGGAATCGTTACCGTGCCGGTTAATCGGGATGAATGCCAAATTGATGACCCAGTATATCGAGTTTGTGGGCGACCGTCTTTGTTTACAAGTGGGAATTGATAAGATTTATGGGAGTGCAAACCCTTTTGATTTTATGGAACTCATTAGTTTGGAAAGCAAATCCAATTTTTTTGAACGCACTGTATCCGAGTATGCGATGGCAAACAAAGAGGTTGCTGAAAACGTGTTTGACCTTGTGTGCGAGTTCTAAGTAGGGGAACTACGTTCCCCCTACGACCCCCTCCCTTACTATAAATTGTTTTTGATGATTGAAAAAAAATCTTACAAAATTGAAATTTTTATTATCTGCAACACAGATAATAAAAAAAATATAAAATGACCGCCAAATACACCGAATCGCAAATCACCGAATTGAGGCAATATGCCGAATTTTATGATTTATCATCAATAAACGAAGCAATTAATTACTGCACCAAATGCCACTTTTGTGGAAAAAAATGCAACATGAGCATTCACATACGCTCTCATACTTATTGCAAAAAGCATTGTGCCGACCTGAGCGAAGATTTTAATTACTGTTGTTTTAGAGGTGAATCGTGCAAAATATGCAATAACTACTCCATCTGTAAGGGCAAACTGATAAGTGCTGGATATACAATTGACCAATGCAATAAATCCCTTTCTTCGCAAAAGGAATTTACATACAAACTCAAAAGTAACAATTCTGCTGTAACTTTTGAAACCAAAATCTTGTCAAAAACAATTTTCACTGGAAAACTAGCAACCATTTCACATATTGTCAAATACAAGTCGAGCACATTTATTGCTCAACTTAATTATGATGACAAAGAAGACATTGTGGAGGATGACTACATTAATAGCAATGTCTATAACATTTCCATAAAGGATTTGGGTGAAGTGTTAATGTCATACACAGAAATTCATAATAAAGATTTATATTCAAAAGAAGAAATAGAAGAAATAGAACACAGTATTTTAGAAACAAATGGTTGGAAACAAAAGCTCGACACCTACTACGAAATTTTCGATGGTTTTTCGTTGGAACCTGTTCGAAAATATTCAGAAGTTGTGAAATCGTCGTCTTGCTAATCCAAATATTTATCAAATAATTTTTTAAAATTTTTTATTGATTTCTTTTGGTCTCCTAATTCCAAATTGAATTCCGTAATGTCCATATTCACCACATTCAAATTTTTCATAATTTTGTCAACAATGGGTTTTATGGCTTTTGTATGAACGCCGTTTGGTGCAGTCGTCCCTGTGCTCGACATTTCTTCTGGGTCCAACCCATCAACGTCAAACGAAAAATGGACTGGGTCTTTTCCTACAAAATCTTTGATTTTTGCGTAGGTTTGTGAAGGTTTCTCATTGATTTCTTTACACCGAATAAACTTGATTTTCTTCTCTTTCAAAACTAGTTTCTCTCCATTGTCCAAATCGCGGATGCCTAAATAAAGAATGTTTTCAAATTTGAGGTCGGGAACAGTATACAAAAATGGAAACATGTCATAATCACTGTCTAAACCAGTGAGAAACGAGAGAGGCATTCCATGGTAATTTCCACTGGGTGATGTTTTGCGGGTATTGATGTCGCCATGGGCGTCAAACCAGATGACCTTGAGTGCAGAACCGTGTTTTTCCAACGATGCACCAATGGTTGCAATGGCCATGGAGTGGTCACCGCCAATATTGATGGTGGGTTTTTTGCATTGTACATTTGCGTTAAACAATTTGTGCAGATTTTCAGAAAGCAGTTTGGTTCTTGGTTCTACATTGATATTTCTGGTTTTTATAAGGGTGCCACGATTACCAAATAATTTGTATAAATATTTGCAGGTGAGGTCGAGACCGGGTTTCTTTTGACCCATTAAACTTGGAAAATATATACGATGCATTCGTTTCTTATATATTTTACACAATAAAAAGTAATAATATTTTTATTTCCTAGATTTTCTGTTTTTCCTAGATTTTCTGTTTTTCCTAGATTTCCTCTTCTTAGATTTTTTGCCGCCGGGTGCTATGTAGGGATCCGTTAAGCGTTCTATGTTGGGATCCGTTAAGTGTTCTAACGCTAGAATAATTTCATCCTCCTCCTTACCAGAAAGACTATTTAGTATTCCTTCAACTACATCATTATTTTTCTCTTTAATAAGCCATAACTTATTGATTAAACTAATAACTACTTCATTATTGCTAAAAATTTTTATGTTTTCGCTCATATCGTCCATACTCATTATAATATATAAATTATATAGATATATAAAAATAAGGAATTTATAATATTTTTTTATTTTTTTATTATTTCAGTTTTCAACTTTTCCAAATAAAGAATTGCATCCATATGTTCTTCTTGGGCGTGCTGAATCCAATCCAGAATAGATAAATCATCACGGTCCAATGTTGTTCCGTATTTTTGTAGTCCGACGTTAGAACGACCAATGAAAGCACTTATAACACTGTTTACAATGGAGTCTGCACAATATGAATTGTTTACAGTCTGTGAAAATTTATCTTGTAAAGATTTATCTTCCTGTTGTAAAGATTTATCTTCCTGTTGTGAAGATTTATCTCCCTGAAGGAGGGGGTTTGGGGGAACCATGGGTTCTCCCAAGATTTGCGGAACAATCGCAATCTTCTGGTCCTGCGACAAATCACTATATCCTTCCTTCTGATACCCCAAATAATGATTGAACATATACCACTGCGACGACGGCATAATGGTTTTCCACAAAATATCATTCTGGTAAACCCAGTGTTGTTTGGTTGAATACAAGTTCTCTACATTGGACTTGAATAGGGTGCTGAGTTCCAACATCATTGACCGATTCACTAAATATCCTGCGCCATTGCCCGACGACGAGATTCGTGAAATCAATTGGTTTGTCGGCTCAGAAACAACCGCGGCACATGTGGTAAGCATTACTACATCCCATGGAATATTCAATTCGAAGAAGGCCTTGATATCCGCGTGGATTTTTTGTATATCATCGATGAAAACAAAGTCGTCTTCCAATATCAAAACATTTTGCAAATCCATGTCGTAGGCCATTTCCAACACATTTGCGTGGCTGAGTAAACACCCTGAATTGGGACATCCATTGTAAGAAGATGCTGGAAACCGGATGATTTTGTCCTTGGGAAAACCGATGCGGTCAAATTCTTGCAATAAAGCCGACCTCCGGTCGGCGCGGGCGTCCATATTGATATATATGATTTTCTCCATTACTAATTATTAATTACTAATGGATTGTTTTTAATTCATTTTTGCAAAACGAAAAAGACTGATTGGATTTTTGTATTCCGACATTTCTACAACATTAAACCATAATTGATTCGTATTATTTAAATACTCATCCTTGAATCTATGTAATGTATATTGTATGGGAGAAACTTTTAACGAATCAAAGTAATAAATATGGCTATCATCTTTATATCTACAAATAGCTACCCAATGGTTACGACCACCTTCATTAACAATCATTTTAAATTCTTTTGAATTAATAATTTCATGTTTTTCTTTATTTGCCTCGGTCATTTTATATTTAACTAAACAAAGTGCTGACATTAAAAGTGGTGTGTCATAATTTTCACTATCTAAACATTCGAAATATTTTTTTGCTATAGAATTATTCATTGTATAACACAAACTTTGTAAATCAATTGGCTCAGATTTAGGTTCAATAGTTAAGTCCATAGGTGTTTTATTATCTTTTGAAAATGTAAAACATTCTCTACCTAACAAATTGTTCAATGCATGTCGCCCACATGACAATGTGTCCCGTTGGCTTTCAAAATATTTCCTAGAAACAATTGCGGTTTTTATTTCGTTAATCACTTTTTTAATTGATGGTAGTAAAGATTGACCCTGCATATTTTCATTATTTTCTTTTTCTTCTTCTTTTTTACTCAGCATTTCTAGTAATTGTTCAATAGTTTTATCTTTATAAGTATTAATTATTTTTTGTCTTTTTTCTTTTTCTTCTTGTTGTCTTTTCTCTTCTAATGATGTCAGATATTTTACATATTCTTGGTCTATTAAATCGCATTTATTTTCTTCTTCTTCAAATAAAATACTATTAAAAAAAATGTCTGATGAACTTGATGTAAACCAATCTTTTATTTTTGCATCAAGGATTGGGCAATGAACGTTAAAAAAACATAATTTGATTATATATTTAAAATTGTTAATACCTGTATCAGGTGTATTTAATAAATAATTGAACATATCTGTATTGGATTTTAAATTATCAATAGCCCAATCAAGAATTATGTCATTGTCTTTATTTAATTCTTTTAATTCTTTTAATTTTGTAGTTACATATAGTAATTTAATTTCTTCAATAATATTATCATCATTATCATAATTTATTTCACGATAATAATTTAAACAGTTTTCTAAAAACCATTCTTTATATTGTATGCGGTCATCTATTGTACTCAAAATATCTTTGCACAATGCTTTAATAATTTCATCATTCGTGTCATCTTTTAATTTAAACAAATTATCCAATGAAAACAAATGTCTTTTTGCCCATGAATATATGCTTTTTGTATCTGAACAGTATCTATCATTTTCTGTGCAAATTTTATCTAAACGACTCTGTAATATTTGGTCGTCTTCGACTTGAGGTTGAACTTGAGGATCTTGAGGTTTAACTTGAGGTTTTGGAATTTTACTTATTCTTATTTTTACACAATCTTTGTAATTAACTTTGTCTTTTTTACAATTTTCAATTATTGTAGGGTTAAAATCTAATAAATCAATACCGTTTTTTAATTGGTCAGGTGTATATTCTTTTAATAAATCTGCACATACCAAATATTTTATGTTTTTTTCGTCTATAAAAATAGTTTCAAATTGATAATCTTTCACATCAAACAATATTTTTGTGTCACCAATAATCGTAGCACCTGCAATTTCAATTGTATCATCACCACCTGCAAATGAATAAAATTTTATAACAGGTTTTATAGCAACATATGCTTTAAAATTTTCAAAAAAATCTTTGTCATCAAGTGGCAAACCCATCAACAAATCATAAACATTTACACGCCCCCCACCTCTAAACTTTCGTTTTGTGTTTTTCCTATATATTTTTTGTCGTTTTTTTGTCTCTTTTCTTTTTATTTGTCGTTTTTTCGTTTTTTTCTTGTAAACCATTTTATATAATTACTGGCCAAAATCTTTTGTAAAATCGTCATTTAACAATAATTGGGAAACGCATCAATATCAATGCATCTGTCGGGATTCACGCTTACGGTCGCTTCGCTTAAACCGTCGGGATTCGCCCTTACGGTCGCTTTGCTTAAACCGTCGGGGTTCACCCTTACGGTCGCTTCGCTTAAACTGTCGGGGTTCACCCTTACGGTCGCTTCGCTTACGGTCGCTTTGCTTAAACCGTCGGGATTCGCCCTTACGGTCGCTTTGCTTACGGTCGCTTCGCTTAAACCGTCGGGGTTCACCCTTACGGTCGCTTCGCTTACATATTTCTTAAAAATACCCTGCTTCAACTGCTGACTGGGAACCAGATTGTTCACGGTTCGCGCAATCATTTTATACAATTTGAAATCGGGGTATCTCTCTTGTCCGCTCGGTTTGTAAAGAACACTTTTTCCGTGGTCATCGTTACACCATGAATCCACCAACTTCTGCAAGGGAGTTTTAACCTCATCATCTCTGCAAACATAGTCATAGAGAGAACACCCCAGACGGCACAAATCGAAACTGGGATTCGGGTCAATACGCGGTTTATTCTCGTTGAAATAAGGTTCGCAATTATACTGGGTCGCCGCATCACCACTTGGCGCAAAACTGTCGCTGCAAAATATTTTGCCACCAAAACGATAAATTGCTCTTCCAAAATCAATTAACTTGAAAATGCGACCATTGGTAGGGACTTTATAACAAACCCCGTCAATCTTATAATAGAGAAATTCCTCCTCGGTCTCTACATACATGATATTATTGGTGTGCAAATCATTGTGGGTAAAATCAAACACTTTTTGGTAAGTGGCTAAAAGCAAAACAACTTGCAAAAGTGCTTCTATAAAAGTATCGTCTTTCAGTTTTCTCTGCATGATTAACTCATCCAAAGTGCCTTTGCACTTTTCCTGGAAAATGAGCTGGACTGGGAACTCTTTCAAATAACTGAACATGGTTTCTTCTTCTTCTTCAAAAATTGATTCATCAGAACTAGGTGTGGATTCAGACTCGGTTTCCCAGTCGTCTTCATCTTCTTCTTCTTCAGTTGTTGCAGATTCAGAGTCGCTGCTGCTGCTGTCGCTATCACTATCACTATCATTTATCTCTGGTTTAGACTCGGAAACGTATTCGACAGCAATGGATAAGGATTCATCGACTATGGTGGATAAATCTTCAACAGCAGATGCATCAAGGAATGCATTTATCTCTTCTACCTCCAAATCAATTTCCAAATCTTTGATACTCAGCTTCTTCTTATTGGTTCGGGAACCTTCTCCGGAATATTCGCGCAAAATAATGGAAGCGTCTTCATCTAAAGTGAAATGTTTATTGATATTATTCATAAAAAAAGTGTTGTTTGTTAAAAAATCCACGTCATCCACAATGTTATATTTGAAATTTTGCTGCACTGCAAGAGCTGACCCGTAATATTCAACACCATGTATCCAGCCATGTGTATCTTTCATCATGGATGTTAGGTAAGAGAAAAAACCGTCAACATAAGATGAATTGTTCACATCCAGCACTTTGGGTAAACACGTTTCCACAGTTGACCCAAGTTTAGGAAGTGTTTTGAAAACGGATTTTTCTAAATCATATTTGCCACGCAAATAATTGAGGGGGTCCAAAAGTGGAGAGAATTTGACAAAGATGTCTTTTTCTACCAGTTTGTCTTCATTGTCGGTGACAGTTTTCAAATCATGAATATGGTATTTGTGGTTTAGTGCAATCCGGTTGTAATTGGTTTCATCCATTTCGAAAAAACGGTTATACATTGGGTTATAATTTTGGATTTCGCCAATATCCAACATTTCTAAATTATTTTTTTTGGCTTTTTTGTAAAAAATACTAAATTTGGACTCCATTTATATTTTACGCTAAAAGATAAATTTAGGTGTATTGAACTAATCGTTTCAAATCAATATTTATTGAGTCAATCGTTTCAAACCATCATTTTTTATCTTTATTTTACATATATTATTTATTTTTTAAAATGACACTTGAATTAAGAAAATTTGATATGCGTGCAATCACATTTGACCCGAAAGAAAATAAGGGCCCAGTTATCGTGTTGATTGGACGTCGTGACACCGGCAAAACCTTTTTGGTCAAAGATTTACTGTATCATCACCAGGATATTCCTATTGGCACCGTCATTTCCGGCACAGAAGCTGGTAACGGGTTTTACGGAAAACTGGTTCCTAAACTTTTTATCCACGAAGAATACAACACCATTTTGATAGAGAACGTTTTGAGACGACAAAAAGCAGTGATGAAACAGTGCCAGACCGAGATGGAAACATACAAAAAGTGTTCGATTGACCCGCGCACCTTTGTTATTATGGATGATTGTCTCTACGACAACACGTGGACCAAAGATAAGTTGATGAGGTCCTTGTTCATGAACGGAAGACACTGGAAAGTGATGTTGATCATCACGATGCAATACCCATTGGGTATCCCGCCCAATCTCCGCACCAATATTGATTACGTTTTTATTTTGCGAGAGAATTATTTATCCAATCGTAAGAAGATTTGGGAGAACTATGCGTCTATGTTTCCTACACTGGAGTCATTCTGCACTATTATGGACCAAACAACCGAGAATTATGAGTGCATGGTCATATCAAACAATGCCAAATCCAACAAAATTAACGACCAAGTGTTCTGGTATAAGGCAGCGGACCGCCCCGATTTCAAATTGGGGTCAAAAGAGTTCTGGGAACTCTCGAAGAATTTGGCTGACGATGATGGAGACGAATATGACCCGAATGCAAAGAGAAAAGCAAAGGGGAATAATATTATGGTGAAAAAGACCACAGGGAAATGGTAAGTAGGGAAACCTACGGACTCGCTTCGCTTACCCCCTACGACCCCTTCCCTTCTTTAAATATCGCTTATCCAAATTGATAAGCGATATTTTAATAAAGGTTTCCCTTAATTTGAGAAACATCAAAAGAATCTATTTACCCATATTGTAAAATTGATATAAAAACTTACTAGATAACAATAACTAATTATGAAAAATGTCTCGTTATTTATGTATAATTATTATTGGTTTGGTATTGGTAGGTAGATGTATCTTTGCAAGAGGAAAATGCGAAGATGATTACTTGGATGATAATCCGAATGACCGTAATATTATATTAACACCCAATCAGTTGCGTGGTATGATTGTTGAAAGCATTGTTGAAATGCATTATTCAAGTATTTATGATTTCGTTATTAATGCTGCAATAAAAGGAAAAACTGCTGTATACTTTACTATTATGTGTAAAAAAAACGAAGGCACCTGCGAAAATTATGACGGTTTTCAAGTATGGAGTCGGCGTATATATGGGGACTCAAAACCAAATATTAACCAAGAATTAGTAAAAACCCGTCTTATAGAAAAATTACAAACTTCGTTTCCAGGAAGCAATATTACAAAAGGTTATAAAAACTGTTGCGACCAATACAGAATAAATTGGTGATATGGCTTACTTTTAACTATAGGTTAAGAAAAGCGGAAACCTATGGTTTCCTTTATAAAAACCCGGTCTTACCATAATCCACTTTTTTCCCCGACGATAGTAACGGCCGTTGCGGATATCCATTGTCTTTTAAAAATGCCCCCATTTTTGTAACTAAATCACCCATTAAAGCAGTTTCCTTAATCATTGTCAAGAATGCATACGTCATTGCACCCGATGCCATTGTCTTTCCATTGACTGGTGCAACAGTATCAGCGCTCAATTGTTGGTCAGTGCAACCACTTATCATGTATACATCACCAACCGTTTCCGATTCATTAGTATTGTCTGGGTATCCATAAGTATAACGCAAGTCCAGCATAGTTCCGCTAAAACAACTGTCAAAAAGCGCCACCAATTTTGCTCCAGGTTTTAATGTGTTGCGTATCAATTTGTTTAGTTCGTCGTCTAAGATGCAGGTATTCATTGAAACTGCATCTATTGGCACAATGAGTTCGTCTTGGCCATCTGTCTCATCCTTGTTAAAATCCGTCGTGCATGTTCCATGACCACTAAACATAAAAAACGCGGTGTCTCCAGATTCAGTATTTGAGAGAAGTGTTTGCAAACCTTTCAAAATGTTTTGTTTGGTGGCGGTTTCGTCATTTAATAACGCGACATTGGTAAAATTATATTTATTTTTGAGGAGGTCTTCCACGTTTTTTGTGTCATTGATGCATCCATACAATTCGTTCACAGTTCCAGTATAATTGATTCCGACTAAAAAGGCCGTTCGTTTTTTTGGCATTTCTTTTTTATACTTGTCAGTCAATTTTTTCAAATTTGCATTGGATGCATTGATTGCTGCATTGATTAAATTTTTTTTCATTATATTGCTGATTCGCATCAAATTGATTTTGCGAATCGTAGCATTCAATTGAGCTTGAAGGAGAGAAACATTTGCATTGTATATTTCGGTCACCGTTGGCATTATAAATATGTATTATAAAAAAAACAGATAAATAGATAAACCAATATATTTTATACAATGGAATTGGCACAAGAATATGCAAACAAATACCCCGAAATGGTGGTATATCTGGAGGATTTGAAGAGCATCATAACCCAGGAAATTGGTTCGGATGTTTTCGAAGGAAACTGTTTTTACCACCACAATTCTCTCAGAGAATTTTCCGAACTTTACACAAAACAGCTGAACCTTTTTTGGTGTGGGAAACCGGCAACCCGCATTTGCGAAATCGGTTTTAATGCTGGCCACTCATCCATGTTATTGTTGTTGGGGAGAAATCGGGACCCACTTAATTTCACCATTTTCGACATTGGACACCACCGTTATACGGCGCCATGTCTCAATTACATTCGACAAGCATTTTTGCATGTGCAGTTTGAATACGTGGAAGGTGATTCCACAATAACAATGCCTGAATGGATAAATGCTAGACCAGATATGAAAGAAGCATACGATTTGGTTCATGTAGATGGTGGTCATTCAGAATACTGTGCGTCCAATGATATGAAGAACGCGGACATATTGTTGAAGATTGGCGGAACCATGATAATTGATGACACGGACGCGCCGCAGATAAATAACCAAGTTAATATATATGTTGCATCAGGTAGATATGTTGAGATTAACGTGTTAAAAACGTTTGGATACCCGCATAGAATTATACAGAAGATTGAATAAATATTTTTTTATATGTATAAAAAAAATATATACCGGTGAACATTTACGCATCCAATAAAAAAGACAGCTCACTAATATGTTGCGTCTTTTTTATTTTTCTCGTGCTAAAAATACTATAATCATTGAACATGTAAATATTCTCCACATTGTTTAAAATGTCAGTGTTATGCAATGGAATCGATGGTCCAGTATGTATCGCAATAATGTTTTTGACATGCGTTCCTATAGCCGCAACATCTTTTACTGATAAGTGCTGAGCCGACAATATATCTTCATTCACGGTTTCAGATGTTACAATTTTGTATTTTTTGCTGAGATTTATTATAAACTGGTTCCATTCATTTCTGTCATAATTTATTTGTCCACTTAAGGGCGTAGAATTTATTATAAGAATGTCTACATTTTTATATTTATCATCCAAATTGTCGTATCTTTTCAACAAATCATCATCCTTGTATTCAAATTTGTCTACCTCAATTGGAATATTGTGATTTTGTAAAAAAACATTGAACATTAAACATAAAATATCTTCAATTGTAAAACCGGGTTTACAAATTTCATATACTGTTCTTTGCCATAAAACATATCCAATGTTTTCCCAAGGCAAAATGATTATGTTTTTTGAACAATTCATTTCCGATAAATTTTGGTGATATTGTTCATGACATCGATAATGTATTATTATGTTGTTTGATTCAATATATTCTTTTATTTGGTAAAAAAAAATAAAATTTATAATATTGTCACCCAAATGATTAAATGATTGGACGTTTATTATTGTTGTCATTTTATAGATTATATTTTAATTATACTTTATATAATTTTACATGTTTATAAATAAAATTAAACCCGATAATAAATCAGCATATAATACCCTTTTGCGAAGTTCCACGTCAGAAGTTTACCCCCGTCTTCCGACCCCTTGAACTGCCATTTAAAATCGGTGTTTATCTTATCTTTCCAATCCATGTAGGTGAGTCGGTGGAAACTCATCCCGTCATATGCCATTTCCTTCTTCTCGCACGTTAACAATGAAGAGAAATGATTTTTTTTCGTGTCTCGAATAATGCAACTATCCAACGAATATTTTGCACCATTTAATTCAAAACTGGTTTTTTTATTTGCAGTCAATGCATCATCATTGAAAAATTCCAAAATAATTACATCGGGCAGCTTACCAATCAGTTTACTCTTAATTTGGAACTCCCAATTCACGCCACAATCCTGCAAAAATAGGACAGGCAAGCTGCGATTTCCCAAATAATCGATTAAGCTCAAATAATATCGAACAGGGTTTCCGGCTTCGTCCACGTCGCGAATGTAGTAGTATTTGTCTTTGTATTCTTCCGGAATTGAGTCGTAGATTTGCTGAATAATTGCATTTGTGTTCAAAATATATGCGTATTTGTTTCCAGTGAGACATGCATCAATTGCGTAATTGAAAAGGGCGAATCCGTCTTTCAAAACTGGTGAATGTTTCCCCTCAATCATCATTTGTCTCAAAAAATGGAAGAATTTGCGTCCTTTGTCCGAAATAAACAATGACACAAACATTGTGTTGAACCAGCAATTTGCCAGTTCCTGGATAGGTGGAACAATTTTGTTGGGGTCCACGTGTTTATTTGCCTTCAGATTTTTCAGCATGTATTTTTTGGCGACGGGGTCATCATATGGATAACACGTTTTTTTGCCGGACTTATCTGGGACACCAATTTTCAGCGGGGCTTTCAGTAAGAAGGCACGTTCATTGTTGCAATTAAACACGGGGTTTCTCTGAACTGATTTCAAAGAAACCAATTCCTTATTAATGGATGGACTATACGAACTTGCATTTTCATCAATTTCTTCATCAATTTCTTTGCTAATTTTAACAATTTTTTGGGGTGTCCGATGAGAGAGAAGGAGGACATCCGGGCGTTTCTTTGTTTTGTTTTGTTTGGGCAATTTATTTCGGTTTGTTTTTTTTTCTAAACCAGGGTTCATTTTATTATATGGGTAGATAATAATCAATTCTTGTATCCTAATAATTGTCGTGCTTCTTCTTCTGTTTGATAATCCTTGTGCCATCCATGGTAAAAACACGTGTCTTCAGCACTTTCATTTTCAATAGCAAATGCTGGTCTTTCCGCCTTTTTAGGAACTGATTTATTTAATAAGTGACATGCAAATGTGAAAAAAAGGTCTTCGTTATACATCATCTGTTTTGGATAATATTTATCTATGATGTCCCAAGAAATATTCTGTAAACAATCCAGCATTTCAGATTTTTTCCGGAGAGAACATCCGCCATTGATTGCAAATCCATATAATTCTTTATCTTCAGACTGCCAAATGCAATTTGCACCGCAAAATGCATAATTCAAATAAATGGTTTCGTCAAACATTTTATACATGTAACAATCTTTTTGGAAAATTAAAATATGTTCTCCAGGGATGAATTCCCAGAATTCTTTTGACATCAGTATTCCATTGTATGTGTCTATACTTATATTTGGTTCACCATCTTTGTAATAGATGCGTTTTTCACTTATTGCAATAACCATACACTGTGAAAACTCAACCGCATATTTTTCGTGTGTAATAATGACCAGATTCCACCCACAGGGATTCAAATGCTGCATAAAATTCTTGATTACACCGACCATCAATTTGTCGTAGCGAGGGTCCATTATGACAGCAACCTTTTCGGAATTTGGGTGCCATACTAGGTTAAGTGGTTTTTCAGCAATGGACGAGAGAGAAGTTTCATAAAGGTCTTTCATGAAGTATTTTATAAAAAATACTTTATGTTTATTTTGAAAAAATATAAAAAAAGGCAACTAGTGCCAGTTTTTTATTTATATTTTTCTTATTTTTTTATTTTTTTATTTTTTTATTTTTTTTTATATTTTTCTTTTTTCTTATTTTTTTCTAATTTTTTCTAATTTTTTCTAATTTTTTCTAATTTTTTCTAATTTTTTCTATTTTTTTCTAATTTTTTTATTTTTTTCTAAAACATTGATACAATTTTTTTCCAAATATATGAACAAATGCTAATCAAAATGAATAACATAAACGCCACTTTTCCAATCTCGAAAATTGTTTCTGAAGTAAAATTGACGATAAAGTTAGCAGGAGATTTGAGTAAACCATTAATTCCATAAACAAATACATCCGTAAAGTCTGTGACACGCTGTTTGATTTTGTTTTTATATTGAGACCATTCAATATTGCTGTAATTATATTGCTTGTCGTCTTGCATGATTTTTTGTTCTCTCACATAATTATGCGCGTCCTCAATTCGCTGTTTATTGCGGAATTCTTGAATGATTTGGGTTGCTTCTAATTCTGCTTTTTTATTAATATCCAACCGTTTTAATTCTTTTTCTAAAAGCTCGGCTTCATATTTGGCACGAAGCGCTTCTTTCTTAGAAAGTTCTTCCTTAAACTCAAATGGCGAGTCGTGTGCACCAATGTTTGCTTGTTCTAAAATATCTGTCCAAAAGTGGTTCAAATTTGTAAAATAATTATCAAGTGTTAATGACC